CCAGACAATAGCATGGTAGCTGTCCAGAACGAGACTGACAAAGGTTCTGAAAAACGTAAAGATTTCTACGAGATGTTTGCTACAAAATCGTGGATGCAAGACCTCATGGAGAAAGGATACCCGTCCCCACTAGTTAAGGAACTGTCTGATGACGGGACGAAACTGTGGTTCTCCCAGAACGACGGCAATTACGTAGCTTTCCTAGATAAAGGCAGATTGGCTAGGGTGGAAAAAGCCACCTTTGCCCGTCCCCCTGAAACTGCGTCAACACGAAAAGAAGCTCCTTCAAACCCTGTCACTGATGTAGAGGACATACTCGATGACTAACTTAGGACAATTACAGAATTTTCTAAAACAACGGATTCGTAGAAGTCAAGGACCTGATACTAGTAGTAAACCTGAATCACTGTCTGATGCTGAAATGGCGGAAGGCAATGCTAAAGCTCTGGAACAAGGGAGAGCGGATAGCGAAACGGCTGCCCGCAGAGCTTCTCTAGAGGCAGTAACACGCCAACGCTTAGAAGACAACCCTGAAATCCCAGCAGTTCAAGCAGCCCCAAAGCGGTCATCTGAAGTTGCTATGATGAAAGAAGGCGGCGGAGGTGGCGGAGCAGGAGGCGCAGGAGGCGCAGGAGGCGCAGGAGGGCTAGCCGGTGGTGGAACCGTTGCTGTAGCTTCTGACCCCGGAGTATTCACCCCAACCTATGGTGGCGGCAGTAAACGAAGGTTAGGGATGAGTCGGTCTAAGAAAGACCGGAAGTCCAAGAAGAAGAAGAAGGATAAATACCAAACTTCAGGGGTTACTAAATTAGACAGATTCCTAAGAGGTGAGAAGATAAACCAGATTTCCAATAGTGACTCAGTATCAGTTACAAACTTTGCTGCGTGGTTGGTTGATGACGTACGAAAAGCGTTACGCCCTGAGAACAGGGACACAACGTATGGAACTGGCGTGAATGAACCCCCTACAACTGGAACCCACCGAGGTAAGGTACGGAACCCGGATGGGCGGGGCGGGAAGTTCAGAGCTCTCCATGGGCAACAAGGATACACAATGGATTTCAAGAAGATGGATACCATTGCTAACACTATATCTTCCGGAGGGTCTGTATTAGATTTAATTAAAGCTATTGACATAGACATACCTGACGAACTAGACTAAGAACAGATAAGTTACGATAAGCCGAGGGGGAACACATGATTCCAGACATTGCAAAAACTGAGTTGATACAGAAAAGACAGGCGGGGCATACGTGGACAGGGCTAGCCAAGTGGCTAGATGAGGAGTACGGCATAAGTCTTCACCGATCTACCATTCAACGTTGGTACTTCAGAGAAGTTGTTGACATGGACACCCTTCTAGACGAAGCCGCTGCAAATATGGGGGACGTAGTTTCTCCTGAAGAAGGTGAAGATTTTCTAAAAGACCGTATCCGATTAGATAAAAGGGCGGCAACTTACAAGGCTGAATCAACGTATTACAAGAAGCTTTACCAACGGGCGATTAAAGATTCAAACAAGTCTGAAATTTTAGTAGACACAATAAAAAGATATGTAACCCCGTTCAAACCTGTTAAACAGTACCCAACTAGGAAGCCGGGGTCTGTTAAAAGAGGGCACAAAGCTCAAGTCATGGTAGCCCCCTTGACTGACACTCATGTTGGGGACAACGTGAAAAGAGAGCAGACAGTTGGGTTGAACGAGTATGATATTGAGTTGTTCAGTAGACGCATGTGGGGGTGGTCTAACCAAGTCCTCACCCTAGCGGAGTACAGACGCAACATCTGCGATGTGGATGAGTTAGTTATACCCATGCTTGGCGACATGATTTCTGGGGACATCCATGAAGAACTCGCTAGAACTAATATAGATAACTGTATGATGCAGATGATGTATGGAGCGAAGATCATCAGCCAAGCCCTTATGTTCCTCGCACCACACTTTGAGGAGATCAAAGTACCGTGTGTAGTGGGGAATCACGGTCGTATGACAAGAAAGATTCCATCCAAAGACCGGTACATGGATTGGGACTACATGCTGTATCAATGGGTTTCAGTATTTGTTTCAAAGCAGACTAACATCAAGTTTGAAATCCCTAAGTCTACAAGCCACATAAGTACTATTGCCAACAGGAATGTTCTTATGATGCACGGGGACTCTATTGGCGGGGGTGGAGCCACAGCTACGATACTTAGGTCAGTAACCGCACTACGGTCAGTTCTACAGTACAAGACCCAGCTTGTTACAGATGACGAGTTTAATATTGCCTCATCGTTTGACGATGTTCTATTAGGTCATTTCCACAGGGTAGACGAAGTGGATATCGGGACAGGAAGCTTGCACATTTGCGGCACTATGAAGGGCGGGGACGAATACACCATCAGTCGTCTGAACTTAATAACTAAACCTAAACAGATTGTTTTGTATTTCCACCCTGAACATGGGCAAGTTGGGAAAGAGATTATCTATTTAGATAAGTATGATGAAGAAGACTCAGAGTTTGAGTTGGAATTACCTGAAGTTTGGGGGGGTGATGCATGAATGCTATGAGCCTAATGAAGGCGAAGATGCGAAACAAGCTGACTACAGCGTTTCCGGATGCCCAGATTTCCACTTTAGGAGATAACATAACTATCTCAGAGACAATTGAGAAAACTGAGTATAATACAGAAAGTGTTTCGGAGTGGGTGGACCCGTATATGAAATTAAACTCTAAGACTAATAGATATCGACAAGTCAAAGGTTATTATAGACAGGTAGAAAAACCAGCTTCTTTAGTAGGTGGTACTAGGAACGTCCCGTTATCCCGAAGCTCGAATAAAGAAATAGTCGATAAAGCATTATTTGGAGAAAGTTAAGGGGATACACTATGAATCTAGCAGAGCAGGTAACTGAAAATCAAGAGTGGTTGATGGGCAGGCATTCCCGTACAGTCGGGCAGGTGTTAGATATCATAGAGGCTTCGATTCCAGAGGGGACCCAGTGTGAAAAAGTGAAGAAGCTTGTTCAGCAACACCTTTACGCACTTCGGAATGATGTTCTAAAGTTTATGACAAGTGGCAAAGCGCCTGAAATTATAGAATAATTGTATTTATAGTATGATTTTTGTATATAGTAAGTATAATATACTGTACAGATTTTTTGTGCAGTATATTTTTTTGTATAGAGTCGGGGGTGGCTTAGACCAACTTTATGTCAAATTACAGAATAACCCCTTTTGGAGGTATAGATATGGCAGATAATGGCGATGTACTGGAGCAAATCCAGAAACAGCTTGAGGGTAACACCCTTGGGCTGTCCGCTGTAGCTGAAGTGCTACAGAAGATGGATACCCGACTGGCAAAAGCAGAGGATGTAGAATACGAAGAAGATTTGATGCTGGCTGAAGAAGAGCAGTATGAAGCACTTATCAAGGGAGTAGCTCAAGAAGTTATTGCTTTGATCAAGGCTGACCAAGAGGTTGGAGTGAATGTATCAGAGAAAAAGGTTAGTGGTACTAAATTGACTGACGGTGACGCTGATGACGGCGCTGAGACAGTTACAGAAGACTCATCTACAGCGAATGCAGCGGATACAATCGTTTCTAAGGCTGATGAAGGCAAAGACGATGACGATGACGATGACGATGACGAGCGTGAACAGGATGAAATTGTTAGCATGAAGAAACAGCTTGAAGCTTTGCAATTGCAGGTTTCGGGTTACAAGGAAGCAATTACTAAATCTGACGACGGCGCAGTTTCTCAGCGTTTGGAACGAATGGGGTTCCGAGAGGAACGAGGCCTAGCGGCTCCAACGCAGATTGCAGACGCATCACTCGGAATCGACAACAGCGGCTTCTTATCGAAGGCCGATGAGACTGAAGATGTAGTTGAACAGCTTTCTAAGCTTTCATTCAAAGAACTTCGAACTCTACAAGAGCGAGTACAGTCAGGTAATACCGAAGGTATCCCTACTGAACTCCTTTCTTAATAAATAAGGATAAGTAAAAATGGCAATCTCAATTAGCGAGTTTCTCGCTCAGGCAAATAGGGGTCTAGGGCAGTCCGTTCTAGGGTCAGACTATATGTCGAAAGCTGTTCATACAGTAGACGGTGCTGGTACTAACGTATTTACCGCTACATATGGACGAAAGGTCTGGTCTGCCCTAAACAACCAGACTCGTGTGTTCAACGCCCTCCCACGAAATGTGTGGGGCGGTACAGTTGGTTGGAGAATTCGTACTGACCGTGGTGACGCCCGGTCACGACCGGTTACGGAAACGGGTTCTATCCCAACCGTAGACGTATCCAACATCGAAGTAGTCTCATCACTACCTCGAATCATTTCGACGACCTTCGGTGCTTCTGTCAAGTCGGTATTTACTGCCGGTCTTGAGGGTGGTATTGGTGACGTTCTTGCCGTCGAAAGTGAAGCAGCGCAGAAGGATCACCTCAAAGAGATGAACCAAGAACTGCTTTCCGGTTCAGCGTTCCTTGTATCCGCAGGTGGCACAACCGCCTTTACAGTCCCAGCGGCTGTTGCAAAGAACTTCCACATTGGGGACACAGTTTCCATGAGTGACACTGGCACAGGTCAAGACCGAACAGGCGGCTCTGCTATTTCAGCAGTAGTCCAGTCAACCGGTGTTGTAACTGTAGCCACTGGCACAGCCTTCGCAAATGGTGACGTTGCAACCATTCACAGTCGAGCAGGTTTCACATCTCTCGATGACATTGTTGCAGAAGACGGCGTGACTGTTGGTGGTGGAGCTGCCGGTGCAGAAGTACGAGCTTACGACCTCACCATCTCAGACCGAACTGCAGGCACTTGGAATGCTGCAGCTAGTGTCTCAAGTAATGCTGGTGTAGGGCGAGACCTCTCGCTAAACCTTTTGGACACAGGTATCCAGAAGATTCGTGAGAATGGTGGTGAGCCAAAGCTTATCATTATGGGTCACGACCAGTACTTCAAGCTTGAGCGTCTTTTGAACTCTCAGCAGCGGTACATGGGACAGGAAGAGTATCAAGTTGGTGTAGGTTCTGAAAAGACCTTCCCCGGTACTCGAACTGGTCTTGTACTTGCTACTTATCAGGGTATCCCAATTCTACCAGATGCTGACACACCTA